TGCAACGTTATATACGTAGGTACCATTAGAAGTTAATGTTTTTTCAGAAATAATCTCAGCATAATTTGTTCCATCCACACTTCCCTCTAAACTGACTTTTACGTTAGTATTTATTGTTGCAACAGTAGCTAATAAAGTGTAATCCTTTGTACAAAAGGTATTGTTAACAGCTACTCGTAAAGCGGTACCAACACCAGGTGCTTCTAAAGCACTATCAGTTTGAAAAATAGTATCTTGAAAATAAGTTATAGCCATGAATTTGAAAGTTACCTAGTAATAAGAATAACAGGGGGAAACGCTATCTGTAATTTGTTTCCAAAACTAGTCTGGTACCTACAGCTACATCAGCTGGGCCAGGTAAAGCCTGTATAAATTCTGCACCTTCTCTATTGAAACGATATCTTGCTTGTTCTGGATTTCTATAGTTAGGTACATATAAATGAAGAGCTAATCTATCTGTTTCATATAAATATATTTGTGTCCAAGTTTTTAATGTCTCCTTAAAGTCTGAAGTTGAAACGGAACGATCAACGTCTCCAGCAATTGTCTCAATACGGTTTCTTGGAGTCGTATCATTATTGACACTACCTGTCATATCTGTACGTTTCTCAGCTTCATCACAACGATTAATTTGTTCAACAATTTTGTCATACCAAAAAGAATCTTGAATATTATCTAATGCTTCTTCAAGACGTCCTTGGTCACCAGCAGGTACCGAAGTTAAGTTATAACCTAAGTGCCATCTGACCTTAGACTTTATAAAAGTATCAAGCTTCATTAACTATTAACAAATAAGCCTAGTTTTATTTTACTTTATATAGGTTCTCCCCATCGTCCCCTCTCCAACAATCTGACTTAGACGTTTTATGCGTTGTAACGGAACAGCAGCGCAAGCGGGAACAATACTATTTCCTAATGACTTTAAACGCAGTACCCGATTGGATAACCCATCATCTCCTCTACGAAGTGTGGGTTGAGAAATATATCCTTTCCAATATGAGTTGAGTCTACTTTCTTGAGTTTCCCATTTGTATTCTGTAAATCGTTGAATAATTTCACCGCCTCTGGATTTACTGCTTCCCTTAGATTGGCTAACTTCGTTCTCCCTTTTCTGTGTACTTGTGTCTGTTTGACCATCGACTCGAACCCTCTCTGCGGTAGATGATCCATTGCCGTTGGAGTCGGTAATAAATCGATCATCTCTGTCGCTAGACCTTTCGAGTTCCTCTTCTCCTTGTTCGGACTGTTGTCGTAACAAATCGAATCCCAACACGCCGTTGGTGTCGGAAGTAGTGTCGCCAATAATGGTTTCCCTCCCTGCTTGAATGGTACTTTCTGTTCTATCTTCGTACTCGCTATTGGGGTAGGCAATAATCCAGACTCTTTCACGTCTATGACAGGCTCCCACATCTTTTGCTGATACAACACTCCATTCTGCATCGTACCCTGCTTTGGCAATTTGAAAGAGGACTTCTTGGAACGTCTCCCCGCCTTTGTGAGACAATAAATTTCTAACGTTTTCAAGTAAGACGAACTTAGGTCGAATATCCCTAATAAGCCGAATGACTTCGTAGAATAATCCACTTCTTGTACCTTCTCCAATACCTCGTTGTTGTCCCGCAACGGACAAATCTTGACATGGAAAGCCAGCTGTGAGTACGTCGTATTCTCCTCGCTTTGCTTTGAATGTTTTGATGTCATCGTGAATTGGTATATTTGGAAAATTCTTTTTTAAAACTGATTGACAATACTCATCAATCTCTATGAACTGCTTTGTTTTATAACCACCTACTAGTCGTTCTGCTGCATAAGAAAATCCCCCTATACCTGCAAAAGCATCTAATATTTTTAATACCAACTTAATCTACTCTTACTAGATTCTCTTCAAAAATAGTATCCCAATCTACTCGTTTGATTGATCTCAACTGTTCTAACTTTTGAAATCTTTCTCCAGAACATGAAGTCTGTAAATCTTTTATATCTCTAGCAGTTTTTAAACCAACTCCTGGTAATGCATCAGCTATCTGTCTTGCACTTGCTGTATTGATATTAACTCTCACATCAATAGGAAAAGTTTCACGAGTCGTTAACTTTGCTGGCTTAACTCCATCTGCTGCTAACTCTGCAGTGAGACGTTCTTCAGTCTTTATCTTCTCTGTCGTAGCTTCTAGTTGTGGCATTAAGTCACATTCATCTGCATAAATAACCTCATCTTGTGCGTCAACACACATCATGATGCCATCGCCATGCTTAGATATAACTTCGACTAATCCACCTGTAGGCTTGTACTGGTACAACATAACTTAATTTTTAACCTGTGATTAGCTTACCAGTGTCAACCTTTGATTTCAACTGTAGTTATAGTTTAGTGCTTTTAAAATAGATAAATATATTTTTGTTGTAGAAGTGGATACTGATACATTTTTAGATGAATTTAAAAATTCTCTTGCAGATGAAATTGCAGGTTGGGGTGCTAAAGAAGGAGAGAGAAGATTTGTTAAACACTTCAGTACAGATAAGTTAGTACAAAATTTGAAAGAGGAAGAGGATGAATTAGGTGGTTCTCTTTCTGGTTTAACAAAAGAAGAATATATTCCTATAAGAAATAAGGTATTTGATACCGCTTTTGGTAAGGGTTTTGCTGAACAGTATGATCGACATCCTCTTGTTGGACAAGGAGGCTTTGGTACAGTTTTTGAAAAACCTGGTGATCCTAGTCGTGTTTTAAAAGTTCAACGATTAGATCACGATACTGATAGATCTAAAGCAGACTATGAAGTTGAAAGACAACTGGAGGCAGCAGAACTTGGTTTAGCTCCTCGTATTCATGCTGTTGAAACTGCTCCTAGTTCTTATCAGCATAGAAACTCAAATTGGAACTCTACTTTACATACTATTGAGATGGATAGAGTACCTACAGAAAATGTAGAACGTGGTAATCGTGAACAGGCATTAGCTCTTTCAAAAGCTAGATTAAAATTAGCTAGTCAAACTGGAATTGTTCATGATGATTTAAATACTCCTTATGGTAGAAGAGAAGATCATATGTCTTATGACCCAGTTACTAAATCTATGAGCTTTATTGATTATGGAAAAACAGAACAATATGATCATGCCCAAGATTTACATGACCATGATAAATATGGTCGAGAATTTAATAAAGCTACTGGTAGAGCAGAACACTTCTTAGACCATAAAGTTGATGCTATCTATGACGGTATGACAGCAGTTGGTAATCAAGAAGAAGCAACTATTTTCTATGAAACTTATAAAGACCTTAAAGATAAAGATCTTAGAGCTGCTAGTGATTTAGTAAATCAAGGTGAATCTCTAATAAATAGACATACTATGGCTGATACAGTCTTAACTAAAGTAGATAAGAAAGGTCATAAATATGAAATTAACAACCCTACTGCATCCGACTTTTTAAGAGATTTTTAAAACTTATTTAGGATGGTTCGGATGGGAATTATCCATAAAAATAGCAATTAAAGCAAATGCAATACCAACAACCATTAAAAAAGCAATAAATTCCATAACAATTTTATAAACATCCTAAATATAGACAAGAAAAAAGCGAGCCACAAGGACTCGCCTAATTCTTTTATGAGTAAAAAATATTACTCGTCGTTACCACCTACTTGTGATGCAAAGTCAATGAAGCCTTGTACATCATTCCAAGATACAGCAGCAGCAGGACGTAGATAGTTCACACGACATACGATGTATGCAGCACGACCAGCATCAGAATCGTCTTGGCTGATATAAACACCATCACCAGTCACAGTTGTGTTGGCAGTAGCGTTCAAGTTGTAAACCTTGAAAGTAGTGTCAGAAGTTGCCTGATACATCATTGCATCCGCAAAGTTAGATTGCGTATATGAAGTACCGATCACTCTGAGGAAAGGTAGGTTTCCATCTGTTGTGTCAGATGTACCTTGAGCAATACCTGAAGCACCTATACCAAGGCTTGCAGAAGCTGCTTTTAAGCCATTAACAGGAGCTGAAGGAATACCCAAAGGAGCACCACCATTGTCAGGTCCAAGTAATAGAACCTCAGTGTTGGTACCAAGTAGATCAGCAGTTACAGGAGCCGCAGGGAAACCTGCTCTGTCCTGTGCAGCAGATGGGACATCTTGTGCAACAGCAATAGAAGCACCGTAGATATATGCAGGACGTGAAGCGTCAGCTTGTACTACGAGGCTTGTACGATCATTACGTACACGATCACCTACACGGCGATCAGGAGAAGGAACAATTAAGTCGAAGCTCTTGTTTGAAGCTTTAGCAGCAGTAAGGTTAGAAACCTTTGCGTAGCCAACAAGTTCAAATGCCTCAACCCCAGGCCATCCGAATACACCTTCGTCGTTGTATCCTGATAGACGGTTAATCTGGTTACCTGGCTGAAGAATAGCTCCAGCGGAAGATTTGTAAGTTGCCATTAGTTATACCTCCTTACTCAGATACCGTGAAGGCTGTTGTGATGAAGTCCTTGTTCAAGTTCGCAAAACCAGCATATAGCTGCCAAATTAGAATAATGAATCTTGAGAAATCATCATTATTATTAATTAGAACTTGAGCATTAGGTCCACCAATACCTACACCGATAGCCTGTGGGCCGAAGAATAGACCAGCAGGAGTTGTTTTAGATCCTGCACCGTTTCCATCACCGATATCAGCAGTGATTGACTTAGCAGGGAAGTTTGTAGACTCGAAGAATCTTACGCCCTCAAACACGAAACCGCTTGGCATCACTGGCTCTCCACCTACAAACTGGGCTTGGCCGAATTGACCACCAGCGTAGATAGCTTGGTTAGGTTGTCCAGCACCCATGAGAGGAGAACCTTGTCCAGGCATTCCAGGGTAACGAGCAACTTCACGGAAGCCTTGGTCTGCACGTAGATCCTTCATGAATGAAGGGTCAGCGATACATCTGTAGTAGCCGTCTTGGAAGACAGGTACGTGACGCTTACGTAAACTCTTTACAACTTCTAAAAGGTCAGTTTTTACGTTGAACTTAAAGCGCTCAGAAGCATATTCTGTAGCTGTGTAAGCAGTAAGAGTAGTTGAGTTTGTCTTTGCTTTATTATTTGGATAGTAGTATCCACCTTGAGAATCAGAAGACTGGCCTCTTGACTCACTCTTAAAGAGTTCATCAATGAAGACTCTGTCTCTCCAACGACGGTAGTCATCTAAAAGCGTAAGGCTACCTATCGACTGGTGGAACATATTAAGGTTCCCAGTATCAAGCAGCAAACGCTGTGC